TGATCCTATACCATAAAGAATTTTAAAACTCACTACTTACCTCCTATACCGGTGCCTGCAAGCATGTTATAGCCACCGTAAGCCACTGCACCTAAACCTGCAGCTTGTGCTAATGGATTGGTTCCAGGAGCCGTGGTTTGTGTAACCTGACTCGCCGCTGTTGGTAATGCAGTCATAATACCTTTTTGGAACTCTGCTCGTTGATATGGCTCATACGCTCTTGCTATCTCAGTTTGACGTTGTGCTTGTAATGCTTGTTGTGCTAAATTTCTTTGTGATTGACCCACTGCCATTTGTGTTTGTAAATCTTGAGCCTGCATCGCCTGTTGTTGTGCACCAAAAGAGCCTAATTGTGCTGCGACATTCATATCAGTTTGCACGCCTAGCCCTTGTTGTTGCTGTGCCGCTTGTAATGCTCGTTGATAGTTATCAGCTTGTGCTTGACCAACAGCACGTTGAGTTGCACCCATAAGTTCTGCTTGTTGCACGCCTTCTCGGCCACCACCAAAAGCACCTGATCTTACAGCATCCGCACTAATACGATCGGCTTGCATTTTAGATTGTCTGTTGATTTCATCTATAACAAATTGATTGTAAGGGTTTAAAAAAGACTGTACGTCTGGTAAAGCTTGAGCTCTTTGCTGTGCAGATAAGGCAGATGCTATACCTTGCTCAACTGCCGTTGTACCTGTTCCTGTCATGCCTGCAGTTTGAAAAGCTTGTTGTTCAAGAGCCGAAGGTCCTGCAACCTGAAACTCAGGAATATTAATGGGTTTACTGGTCAAATCAGCTACTGTGTCATATAACGCTAATTTACGCGCTTCAATTTCAGGAGCTTCACGGGTAAAAGTAGTTTGTGTTTCTGCTGGAGAGGATCCTCCACCACCACCGCCAAAATACTGAGTCAATCCTGTTTCATCGTTGACTGTGCCACAACCACCATGTTGAATTAAAAGTTGACGTTCAAAGTCATTAATGTGAGCTAAATGAATATCTCCATTTTTACCTTTTTGAGCAAGGTCCTGATAAAGTTTCTTAAATAACTTTACCTTTTCTTGTGTACTTAACTTATCAATATTTATACTCATAATTCTTTCTCTATTTGCACATGTGTTTTTTTATAACCTTTAGGTTTCATCACTTTCTCCCAACCTGGTCTGGCAAACAATTCCATTTTTTTACAACCCTGATCCTTAGCCCATGCTTCTAAATCTTCTACATGGTGTACCCAATCTTTCATTCTACGGCCTGTTACTATTCTTGCATCACAGACTTTGTAGTTTGGGTAGCTTCTAATCTCAGTCACAACAGTTGCCAATACAGTGTCGTCGTCCGACACAACCAACCAAAGTTGCATGGCTCCTTGTTTACAAAACTCTTTAATGTCATCTGCATCAAAAGCTCCGTTGGTATCACAAGCCAGTTGGACTAAGTCTTTTGCTAAGGGCCATATTTTATCTACTTCAAACTTTGTAAACTTAATAAATTTAGTTTCCATTTACTAGATCAAATACTCGTTTAAATTGATCCTGTTGATTGTAAAAAAATGCAGCGCCTTTCTTACGCATATCTTTAAAGTCCTCAGGATTTGCACCTGCCATAATGCCAGCTCCGAGGATGGCATCTGCACGAGACACAAACTCACCATCGGCAAGTTGTGCTAACATGGTATCTTCGTCTTTATCACCTATCCCAGAGCCGTCTTCCACATAACCTCTTGCTCTAACATAGTTGTTAACATCTTTTTCGTCATTCTCTAATTTACTTGGTAAATAGTTTACTCCACCTGTTGCATACTGTGCTATACCTTCAACAAAAGCACCTTCTTTTGCATAAAGCATGGAATCGAAATCATAAGGATTTACTTGTTCTTGTGGTGCTGCAGCATAGTCAAACCTCTGTGTTAGTCCGGATAGTCTATCTTTTTGAGTGGTAAGCATCGCTTGTCTTTGTTCAGGACTTAAATTATAAGGATTATTAGGATCTATTTTAGGGCCAGTTGGTTGATTTAGCTTATCCATTACATAGCTGCCACCTATCCCAACACCGGCAGCAAACTGTCTACTAGGGTCTTGAAGAAAACTGCCTGTCCTTTCCATAGCTGTGTTGAGAAAATTTTTACTAATTGAATCTGTTGCTGCAGCTGGAACTGTGCTAAGTCCACCTACTGATGTTACACCTTTTAATGTTTGATCTACCATACCCGACGGTAGAGTTTGAGCAACAGAACCCTTAAGTCCAGCCGTTAATGATTCCTTTAAAACTCCCTCTGCTGCTGTTTTAGACAACCCTGCGCCTAAGGCACCAGTAGCATAAGATCCTAGTCCACCTAGAATTGCTGATTTGAAAGAGTCACTTGTGGATGCACCTGATAATTTAGCCAATGCGAAACTTAAACCACCTGCCATTAAAGCTGTTGATAAAAAAGCGGGCATATGTCCTATCTCCAATTACTATTAAGATAAGTTTACCCTTATTCTTTAGTGCTATCAACACTGTTAGGACGCAGTTCGTCCCACAAACGACCTGTATATTGAAACTCACCTACATGAGTGATGTAATCCATGATATAGCAGTAACATTTGCCACCTAATTTATGCCAAAGTCGACAAAAAGCAAAGTCTTCACCTAGAAAATGTTCAGTTTCTTTATCGTGATAAGTGTCAAAAAGATTATATAGATAAGGTTTTTTCTGTAATCTACCGTCAACAATGGTTTCTTGCGTGATCCGTGTGTCAGGGTACGCCTCTATCATCTGCTCGAAAACATTGCGTTTAATCAACATACAGCCAGTCGGTGCATGAGTGACCTCAATCACACCCTCACCTTCGACCTTAATATCTTCTTCGTCTTCTAAGCGTAAAGGATAAGTATTGCAGTTTACATGAGCTTCTTTAGCTGTGGTCACATCACCTGCTTGGATCTTGGCAATCAATCGGTCAAACTTGATGTGTTTAAGTGGGTAAGGCACAGAAATGACATCCTTGTCAGCCTCAAGCATTTTCCATATGCTATCACAGGTAAAAGCTATATCACTATCAACAAACAACAAATGTGACATACCACTTTCTAAAAAAGCCGCCACACATAGGTTGCGGCCTTGTGTGACTAATGACGATTTCATCATATGAACCGAAATGTCAATGCCTCTGTCTAAGCACTCTTTTTGAAAGTCTAATACACTTTGAGCATAGTGTATAGATACTTCACTATGTACAGGTGTAGCTAGATAAATACTTACCTTTTGGTTTGACATCCCCTAGCTCCAATCAAAAAGTTTGTCCACTGAATTTTTCTTTTTTGCCAATCATAAAAGTATTTCATATAAGCTTGTTGTAAAGTTAAATGATTTTGAATGTGTTCTTTATGTAATTGACACATCGACTGTTTAATTGCATGAGCGAACTGACGGGCTAATTTTTTATAATCTTTGGTGTAATTTACATAGACTGGAAAATCAGCACAAGTCTCAAATAAAGCCCCATAGTTTGTGGTGATGGTAAATAGTCCTGCTGACATACATTCAATCGCAGAAACACAGGAAGTCTCTTCCCAAATACAAGGGTAGGCA